AGAAAAGTTAACCCCTAGTTTTTCTACGCAAATTTGTTTTTGTCTATTAAGTTTTGATTCATCTAACCTCAAACCAGTGGCATCATTGATTTTTTTGATGATTCGTGATGAAGACTTCGGTGCAATGTATGAATTGAGAGCGCCTGAATCTTGAGAAGGTAAAATGTCAGGATTTACCTCTCTAATTTGCGACAGAACAGCTCTTTGCTCATTACTCAATGGTCTTACAGATCTAGACGGAAAAACTATGCGAGCTATCTCTAAAGAAGACAACCCTTCTCCAGCTTGTTGAATTATAAAATCTTTTTGCTCTTTTGTGAATTCTATAGTCTCGGTAGGCATTCTCGCTGTAGTTTTGAAATCTATAGAATTTTCTACCAAAAATTTTCTTACAGCCCTACCTTCTTTGGACCTTCCGTCTAAAGAATCGTCTTCGAAACACTGTTTCGTTAAATCAATTAGATCAGGGATCTTTGATGCGTTCTCCCTTAAAAAATCCTTCTGTTCTTTAGTTAGATCCATCTCCTATAATATCTTGGTCCCTAAGTATTTCCATAGCTACCTGTAGGAACTTCTTTTTTAAATTTTTTACTTGTCTATAGCCAAGTTTTCTTTTTTGAGCAGAAATTTTGTAACCCATGAACTTAGCTACGTCTTCTTCACTGTTTTTTTCGAAATACAACATCCTATACGCAGTATAATGAATATTACTTAAACGAATTTTCATTTGACCGTTTAACCTCTCTAAAGATACAGTAAAATCAAAATCTATGTATTCTTTACCTTTTACCTCTTTAACAAAATCTTCAGTGGAAAGTGGTAACTTAACTTCTAAAGCTGATTTTTTTGTTTTTTTCCATTTTTGACATATAGGGCAAGTTGATGAATCATGATCTGGCTCATGTTGCTTGGGACAAGGGTTAACATAATTGCCGTAGTGATTTCTCACTAGGTTTCTTATTTGATTAGATATTATTCTACCAATCCAAGGTTCAAGAGGTCTTTCTTGATCCCACATATGCCACTTCTTAGAAATGTGCAATTTGATGATTTGCTGAACATCATCGAAGTCAAACCATTTTACAGCGTTAAGTCTCCACTTATATTGCTGTTTTTTAATCGCTGCGTCAATTACTTCAGAAAAGTCTTCATAAGTATACTCACCCTTCTTTTTTCTTTTCATCAATAAATTCATTAATAGATCTAGCCCTCTTAGCCCGACCCTGATCGGAGTTAGTTGACTCGCCTACCAATGAACCAAAAGTCATAGGACTTTTGTCAGACGCTTGGACTTCTACTTCAAAATTTGAAATTGTAGGTACACTCTCTGCATCTGTCTCGTCTTGAGAAATAACTACAGATTTTTCTAGCACAGGCATACCTGCTGAAGTGTTGGTCGAAGTTGTAGAAGCTAAAGAGTTAAGTTGTATACCACACTTCCCACAAAAATTAGGTTTTGCATTAGCATAAGAAAGTTTCGCACCGCAACTGTGACAAAATAGATGAGCCATACTATATATTTATATAATTAAAATTAAATTTTTCAAAAAAAGAAAAACAAGGCTTGTGTCTTTTATGTTTGTAGCAGTTCGCCGCTTGCGCGTAACACTTTTTTCTTGCTTTAATATATAATATTACACTTTCTTGCCTTTTTCTAACTTAGAAATGATAAATTTTAATATTTTGCTTCTAACAATATCGTTTTTGTTAAATGAAAAACAACTTATACCGTTTTCTTTAGACTCATCATCAGAAAATATATCAAACATATCTTTAAACCCAGTCTTACCATTAATATCGCTCTGCATAAAGTCTCCGCATATACACAGCTTAGTATCTTCTCCGATACGAGTGATTAATGTAGTTAATTCTTTGAACGTAAAGTTTTGAGCTTCATCCGCTACAATTAACTTATTGTTCCAGTTAGCGCCCCTCAAAAAGTTTATAGGTATAGCGGATACTCTTTCCTTCTGTTTTAAGAACGCTGTATCTCCCTCATGTATTATTTCTTCCAATTTATCATATAGAGGTAGAGTGAAAGGGTTAAACTTTTCAGACATATCTCCAGGAAGACTCCCTAACCCTTTATCTGCGCTTTCTACAATGCTTCTGATGTAAAGAAGGTCTTTCTCGTTATCTTCAGCCATTAAACGTAAACAACCATATAAAGACATGTATGTTTTACTAGAACCCGCTGGCCCAGACACAAACATGATTTTTACTTCAGGATCTAGCAGAGTCGCTAGAAATTTGCGTTGATTCGGGGTGAACTTAAATTTCCTCTCTTTGAATTTAATAGAGAAGAATGTATGAGGCTCTAGACGAAAATTAGACAATTTTTTAAGTGCCATATGTAATATACATTACACTGAAATTATAATTTAACCTGTTTAATTGTCGCGCTAGTCGTTAAAGTCTCTCCTCCTTGATTAGAGTAAGATTCTGTTAATAACCTAGAACCGACAGTGAAATTAATTAAATCTTGTACAAATGGAGTAGTAGTACCTATTCCATGAACATTCACACTTAGACTACTTGATAGCGACTCTCCACTGAAATTTATTAAATTTTTTAAACCTGTAGATGATATGGTTATTTCTTCCTCTACTCCATCAAGAAGCATAGATGAAGCGTTTATTGACCCAATCCCGTAAACTGGTGTTCGGGCGTAACTTCTTTGAAAGCTTATTTGAGATTTAACATCACTTAGAATGTTTGCGTTGTCATTTACAGAACATGTATGACCATATGCGATTAGATTACTATCTAATGGTATTTCTCCCCCATTATAAGGATTTGGATCTCCGCTCACAGGTTGACCAACCGCAGGTTCCAAAGAAACAAAATTAGCCTTTAATGTAACAGGAGCGAATGGACTAACGTCTATAGAAACATCTTTAGCGTAACATTTATGATAAACACCACTCCCCACTTGGATTGATACAAAATTATCTTGATTCGCATCTTTTAAAAAGTCTAAACCAGATACCATACCTGATTGGAAAACGCAGTTAACTGATATATCAGCAGTAAGCGCTCCATTAAAACCAAACTGGTCATTAGAGGCTATTGTTTTTCCTTGTTTACGGTTGGGGCTATGATTTGTATTGTAATTTACACTGGCTTGAGTGGCAGGAACATAACCATTTACTTCATTCGGAACGGCTGTAGATCCGACACTCCCAATATAAACAGGAAACTCACTATATGGTAAACTCATTTGTTTAATTTACACCATTTTACTGATTACCAACTACCATAAGGCCAAAATTTGCCGTAGCATATGATATCCAGATCACACCCCAACCATATTCCTTCTTCATGAAATACGCAACAGCCACAACCCCATACATCAATCCCGCCAACAAAGGCACATACTTTGTTATATCGTCAAGAGTCACTCTTAATTATAGGGTCTGATTATTTTTTTTAAACAATAAATAGAACTCATGCCCCCGTTTACCACGCCCAGACAAATGGGTGGGGGTTTCACCGTTGATAAATTGATAATGGACTCCCCCGCTCATTTTGCCACGCAAACGCTTAAAAATATTTTCAGAAATGGGGTGGGGTCTTGTGGGGTGTCAAGTCTTTTTTTAAATAAAAAAAAATAAAAAAAATACAATAAACTAGTTGCGTTTAGTTTTAATCTGTGCTATACTTACTACATGAAAAACAAAGAATTAATAAATCGTTTAGGTAATGGAGTTGAGTTCACCGCACAAGGTGAGTGGTTTGTAGTCGCAGACACCGACTTTGAAAATGGTGTCGTGTGGGGCGTTGATCAAGACGGCGGCGAGCGCGAGGTCTCTATAGATTCTATAGATGACATAAGCGAAAGTTTAGCCGACATGGTAAGCCGTGATTGGTCGCCTATGCTCAACAAATTGAGCATATAAAAAAAAGATCAAAAAAGATCAAAAAAGATCTTGATTAACTTTTAACCCTGTGCTATATTCAGATATGGAAAATAAAACAGATAAATACATCATCTACGGTCAGTATGACCGAGATCATGAGTTTGACGGCACACTCGAAGAGTGCCGCGAGTGGATTCGCGTAGTCGATCCTAAGTGCAAGTGGTACTTCATAGCTCACGAGAGTGAGTAAAAAAGATCAAAAAAGATCTTGACTAACTTTTAACCCTGTGCTATAGTATAAACATGACAGCAAAACAAGAATTACAATCAATCGAAGGCGAGGAAATCATTTTCAACATCTTTGACAATCAAGTCGAGCAAGGCATCCTTTCCTTTGATGCAAATGAAAATGCGATAGTGACCTTTGACGATGGCGAGACAATGCAAATAAAAGTCGAGCAGTTCGTTGACACATACGAAAATTGGAGCAAAGAAAACTTCAGCTAAAAAAATATAATAAAATAGTTGCAATCAATTCTAATCTAGATTATACTTAAGCCATGACAAAGACCAATCAAATCAGAATCACACGTTACTCTCACGCAAATCAGTATGACAATTCTCATTGTGGAATTGTTATAAACAAGGACAGATCAAAAGCATATGTCACGGTTCACGTTGCAGAAATGGCTTTTAAGTGCGTAGATGTCTCAAGAGAGGACGCGCTAAAGATCCTCAAGACAATGAAATCGGAGGCATAAAAAGATCAAAAAAGATCTTGATTAAAATCTAAAATTCAACTATACTACCCACATGACAGCAACCGAAGAAGCACTAGCAGCAATGGCCAAAGCAGAAGAAGCGTGGAACGAAATGGTTAACAGAACCGTCGATGTCTCGGGCCAGTTCGTAAAAGAATGCCAAGAGTTCCAGAAAGAGCAGCGGGAATGGCTGCGCGAAAAAAAAGATTCTAAAAACGCAAAATAATCCTTGCACTAATCCAAAATTCAACTATACTACTCACATGACAGCAAGCAAAGAATACTACCGCAGCGTAACTTGGGACGATGGCCGCACAGTCAAATTCAACGATGACTTCGAAGTCGAAGGCTTCACCAAGGTCACCGATATATGGCCTTCTGAAAGTTCTATAGCTAGGAACCTTGAGCAACGCAAAGCTTTAGGCGGCGGCAAGTCTTTCGGATACCGCTACAAGTCTATGCAAAGACAAGACTGGTATGTAGACTTCGACGCAAAAGCTTTCTGGGCTTCTGATAACGTCTAAAAAAAAACTTTACTAACTTCTAAAACTACACTATACTACCCACATGAAAAAATTATTCTCTACTATCAATCACTTCATCGACCGCTTTCTCTTTAGCCTGATGATATGCGTTAGCTTTAACCTTGCGCTCATATGCATAGCCGTCTTAATCGGTAGCGGTCCCGCACTTTTCAAAAGCGTTCTTCACGGTTGGGATGGCCTCGACTTTCTCGCTGTCATGTTTATACCGAGCACTTTCGGCGCGGTTGTGTTATTGTTAGGGGATGCAGTCTTGAAAATAGTTCACAAATAATCTTGACAGGGTAACCTGTCGCTGTCATGGAGCCTCGTCACCCAAGGGTGGCGGGGCTTTTACTTTCTAAAAAAAAGTTAAAAAAAAACTTGACAAAGCTGCTTGTTGATAGTATGTAAAAAGCCTCGTAACTCACTGATAGTCAACGACTTACAAGGGCGCGGCCCCCGCCGCCCCGTAAGTGACTGATACTCAACGACTTACGAGCCTTTATACGCACAGTCGATCTGGGGGGCTGTCAAGTAAAAAAACACACTATTTACTATTTATCTATTTAACGTGTGACCTGCGACCTGCAACGTGTCAAGTGAAATTTAAATAATAAAAAATAATAAAAAAGAATAAAAATGGTTGCATTAAACAAAAAATAGGTTATACTTACCCCATCATGACAGAGACAAAATCAGATCTTCAACAACTCCTCCAAGAACAGACTGCGGTCGCACTTATGAGAGACGACATCTCGTTTCTTATCGGTTGGACTAAAGCCGACAATCCAGAAATCGCTCAAAGACTTGAGGACATCTTGGCTAATCACACAAAAAACAGAAATAAGTAAAATGATAAATCGAATCGATCAAATCCTAGCAAACCTAAACTGTGCCGCTGTAGATGGCGGCTTCTGCCTCTTTGTAAAGGATGGGGAAATTGTAGCCAAGGATCTTCTCTCCGAGGAGCCTCTTGAGTTTAATATCAGATTCGTTGGAACTGACATCTCTGACATCGAAGCAAAACCACTCACCAAAAAGTAACATGGGACTAGACCAATACGCAAAAAAAGTAAAGAGGAGATACAATCACGAAACCCTCACGGAGACAATCGTCAAAACTGAAATAGGTTACTGGCGCAAGCATCACGCACTAGAGTCTTATATGGCTGAACTATACAGCACTAAGACATATGATACAGGAGAGTTTAACCTTAAAACTCTTAATCTTGACTCTGATGACTTGGATACCTTGGAAATGGTAATTAAAAAAAGTTTGTTACCTAAAACAGTATGGGGAGGGGTCAAGGATTGCACTGAAGATAATGACGAATATAAAGAAACTGATCTTGAGTTTATAACTAAAGCAAGAAAATGTCTCGCCAAAGGTTTCGAGGTGCAATATACATCTTGGTGGTAAAGACTTAAAAAAAAAGTAATAAAACGCTTGCGCCCTCATAGGATCGGGGTATACTAATAGCATGACAGTTCAAAATCCAATAGGCGACTTACAACCAATGAATGAAACCGATCTCCGCGAAATGCTCGACGACGGGCCTCGCGCTGGCAACTGGAATCCCACACCCGACGAGGTGCAGGAGGCGCTAGCGCAGATCCACGCCGACATGGGTGACCGCGACCCTAACTGGTCATCGGAGGTTGAGGATCAAGACGAGATCCCGATGTAAGCTGTAACTCCCTAAGTCTCAACGACTTAGGGGGGCGCGGCCCCCGCCCACTCGTAACTCGTTGATACTCAACAGGTTATGAAGCAAAAATAAAAATGCATTTAAATGCAAAAAAAAGGTTGCAATCTCTATTTGTTGTGATATACTACGTCCATGAAGTTGAAATTCCCCAAACTCTGGAGCAAAAAAAACAACAAATTACCACTTGACCTAACCCCACTTATCGGTTATACTACTCTCATGAATAAAACAACACACATCCTCAACACAGGTCCACACAACGACCTTCCTTCCAACCCTATCGAACTCGCCTCTGCTTTGACTGGCAAAACTTTGGTATACAATGCTATCAAGTCCACCGTTAAAAGTAATAACACTAGAGTGTTTAAAGTTCAAAAGGTTGATGACGTATATACTTCAAACTCTACTGGTGAGAAGTGCGTGACTGTTTGGGCTAACGACATCGATAGAGATGGAGAACTTGTCCCTCGCACTTTGCACGTTCACGGTATCAAATCAATTTCCTAATGGGGGAAGTGTGTGGTGGGGGGTGGTCTGCTGAAAGTAAAAGTATGTAGGCGGCTGCCCCCCATTTCCCTAAAAAAACTTTACAAACAATAAACAATAAACTATACTAACCCATGTCAAAATCACCTGAATCAATTCGTATCGAAGTCCAAAATAAAGATCAAGCTATCTTGCTTCAACACGCCTTACGTATCGTTCATCAAGACCTCGCCTCATATATGGGAGAGGTGCAAGATGACAAGTTCGAAAATTTTGTGGATAATGTGAAATGGACGCGTAAGCATCTAACTTCATTAGACAAAAAGTTTTCTTTGACTGCTAGCGAGTCTTAGAAAATCGGTGGTAACAGTGACCAACTCTTAATTGACTGGCACTCGTCAACAAGCCGACCCTCTCCTGTTTTTTCAGCGCAGTCTAATTAGTGGGAGGGGGAACCAATTTTCTTTTGGACATATCTACCTCGTCCCCTTCTGTCATGGGGGGCGGGGTTTTCCTTTGTAACTCACTGATACTTAGGGGGTTACGAGGCAGCGGCCCCCCGCGCCGTGTAACTCGTTGATACTCAATGACTTACGAGGCAAAAATAAGCACACTTTTCTAGGTCTGTCAAGCATTTATTCTAACTATTTTGTCAAGAACTATTTTACCCAAAAAAGATTCAAATTAAATGCAGAAAGTTATTGCAATCCGTCTCATTCTCGCTATACTTCTTGCATGAGCTTAATCCTAGCTAAAAACAAAGTAAGTCGCGAGCAACTCGCGGCTGTCGATTCAGACACAGGTCTGTTTCTCGAAGGATTCGGTGAAAACGGAGTAGCTAAAAGGACTCCTGATTCCACCGATACCCACACACCAATCGCTCACTCGCTTCTCGTTGATGAAGCGCACAAGGCATTGGATCGGTTCGGCTTCGCAGTCGAAGAAGAAGAACACGCTCTCGCGTGTGCAGGTGACCAATACTTTGGCGGCTTTGCCATCAAAGGTCAAGATATCGAAGCTGCTGACCGCCGTTTGGTTGTCGGTCTTCGCAACTCGCATAACAAGCGTTTTTCCGCTTCGGTTTGCATCGGCAACCAAATGATGGTTTGTGAAAACCTTTGTTTCTCTTCTGATGTAAAGCTTGCTCGCAAGCATACAAAATACATCGTCGGGGATCTTTCGCGCCTCCTTTCGGATGCAATCTCTAGTGTCGTCGAGCATTGGTCCGACATGGGCGACCGCATCAAAGCCTACAAGGCTACAGAGGTCGCTTCTAATCGCGTTGCCGACTTGGTTGTAGACTTGGTTGATGCCAAGGCCGTTGCTAAAGGTCGCATCTACGATGTTGTCGAAGAGTTTCGCAACCCTCGTCACGACGAGTTCAAAGGCGGCTCTCTCTGGACTCTCTACAATGGGATCACAGAGAATCTCAAGGGCAACGATATGACTTTGTTGTCAAATCGGACTCGCAAGATTCAAGGAATCTTTGACAGGGTAGCGGGTCACACCTCGCTCGCGCAAATCGAAGCGGCTAAAAAAGCCGCCGAGGAAGCCGCGAAAGAGGCCGAGATGGTCGCGCTTCCCGCGTAGGTAAACCCATCACAGCCCGTCCCCGAGAGGGGGCGGGTTTTTTTGTGCTTTCTTAAAACTTTTTTCTTGACACGCATTAAAGTAATAACCTTCGTAACTCGTTGGTTATAAATGAGTTAGGCGGCGCGGG